GTTGGTTTTCTTGTGGCAAACCGCCAAAGGCAGATGGATTAATAGGTCTTATCGAGGCTAAAAGCTCATCCATCTTTCATTGCTTCCATTTGTATTTTGGCTTGATTCTTCTCTCGCTCTAACTGCAATTCAGCCTCTAGCTTTAATACTTTAGCCTGTAAATCTGCTTGAGCTTTCGCTGCATCGATTTCCATGTCCTGTCGTGCTTCAGCCTGTTTGATCTCAATGGAAGACTTCGCCTTGGCTTGGTCTGCCTGTATCTGTGACTGAGTTCTTAGCTTCAGAGCCTCTGCCTCTAACTGGGCAAGTTGCTGTGCATATTGCAGTGGGTTAGCCTGTTGTCCCTGCTGACCTTGAGCTTGTATCGCTGCAATCTCTTTCATCTGTGGAGCTTCTTGAACAACTTGAGCAGCACGTTGACTAATCAGGCGATCAAGCTCTGGATTGATATCCTCAACCTTGTAATCCCTATTGCCAAAGTCTGGAACTGGTGGAAGTGGCACACCGACACTTGCCTCCATTCTTGCCCTATACAGCAACGCAACGTGCTCTGCTATGTGGGCAATCAATATCGGTTGCATGGCTGCAGCACCTGCATTACCTGCCAGTGACGGATCTTTAATAAACTGCATATGGACAGCAATGTGAGCCTCGTGCTCCTGCTCGATAAATGCTCGAATTGGCTTGCCATACATGATTGCCATGTTCTCATCGATTGGGTCCATCCTTGGAGCATCTTCTGGCTTCTTCAGGATCTCATCAATATTCGGTATTCTAATCGCCTCATACATACGTTTGTAGGCTGCGTACATATCATGCATTTCAGGAGCTGACTGAGCCATCTGCAAGATAGCTTGAGCCTGTGCAATGCGTTGGGCAGAACTAAAGATGTTGGGGTCACTGACTGGGAGGATATCAATGCGATCATTGAAGTCAGCTGCCATTATTTCAGAGCTACTGCCTATCAACGAAAACGTAAACTGTTCAGGCAAGTTCTCAGCATTAAGACCAGCTATCAGCTTGAACTCTTGTCCCTGTGCATAATGCAACCGCTTGTGAATCGCTGAGAAGGCTTTTGAACCCTGCTCAATAAGTGCGACTGTGGAGCCAACAGGTGCATTTGGATTTACGTCCCCAACATTCAAATCAGCAGTGCTGGCAAATCTCTGTCCTGCATCTACAATAAATCCAAGCAGATTAAACAATGCACCACTTGGTTCCTTAAACGGAAGTGGCATAATCGCCTTATTAACATCATCAACTGTGGCATCGAGGTCAACGAACTCGCCTGGATTTACCTGAACCTCACCACCTGAAACTCGACCTCGTAACTTGAAGCCACCCTGCATATTGCTGAATGCAGCGGAATCTAAGAGAGCTCGTAACGATCCAGTTGCTGCCTTACCCAGTCCACCAATAAGATGATATAAGCCAAAGCCATAAAAGCCCAAACCAGGCAAGAACTTGTAAGAGACAAACCAATCCCTCCGTTTCTTCATATCGTCTTCTTCACGCCAATTTCTGCGTATACTGACAATACTTTCATTATCGTAATCGACAGTGACAACGTATGGAATGCCGACAGCATTATCATCGTCATCGTCAATTTCATCCTCGAAGTTGTGATAAACGTGCATCTCAAGCAGTGTCATTACCTGATCTTGAGAATCATCACCGTATTGATCAACACCCTCGATCTCACCGATTGTATCTCCAGATGGATCAATATCACCACCCTTATCGTCAGTTGGCAGATAGTAACCTGACTGGACATATCGATTGTAGTCGTTCTTTGGAATGCGGATAACGTGAGTATATCGAGGCGAGGTGTAGAGGTCTTTACTCTCTGGAGCCACGACAAAGTCTTCAGCCTTAACAAACTGCGAGCACTGGCGATCCATCGTGCTATCCCACCAGACCTTCTTAAAAGTCTGACCTACCAGTGGCAGGTGAAAGAGCATCTGATCGAGATCAGGGAAATACTCAGGCATTTCCTGCGTGATCTGGTAGTTCATATATTCACGAACTCTGCGAGCCTGTTCCTCAAGCTCTTCATTTGGGTCACCGACAATCACAGTCTTAACTGGACCACCTGACGGATAGAGCTCTGCAATAGCCCTCGCATTGAACTGGGTTGCAGCTTCTGCGATCATTGGATGCACAACTATCGATAGACCACGAGAGGCACGTTCATCCTCAGATTCTTCCATGCCACCGTCAGGATCTAAAGTCTTGAGCCCCTTCTTGTAGCGATCTTCCCACTCAGATCGAGCCTCACGGTCATTGTTGTAATATGAAATAAGTTCTGATGCTGAGTTGTTGAGCTCTTTGTCAGACATATCTTCCGCAAGGTTTGCGTCAAATGTGCTGTCGATATCCTCAACATTGTCTAGCTCTGGATCTCCTATGAGAACGTCATCTCCAATCTCTTCAACTTGCAATTCATCAGCAGGAGCTGTCTCTGCAAATGGAGCTATGGATTGTTGAATTGAAACTGGTTCTCTAGCCATACAGAGTTATCCTTCTTTTCTCTTCGTAATCGTCTTCATCAAAATCATTTGAGTGAGTAACAAACCACCCTTTTCTTAATCTCAGCCATGCCTGAGTGCAAGTATCCACCAAGTCATCGTGACCTTTTGGAAACTGAGCACAGGTGTCAATCAAAGTTTTAGCCCACTTTTTGTTTTTTGGAAAGAAAATTCTTCCGTCTTCCAAAAGTGCAGAAGATGCGTGAGCTCGTGCTTGCTTGTCTCGATCAGGATTGTAGGCCAGTACAGGCAATCCAGATTGACGTAAATCTTGGAGCAGTGACTGACCTGACGCACGTTTCTCGATCAGGATTGTGTCAGGTTGCCATTCCTCATATGAGTCTTGAGCCATCTTCCTGAGATCAGGATAGCTCACTCGATCATACCACATTTCGAGAACTATGGCGTTCATCTGACCATTCATCTTGAAGACACCCCAAGTTGTGCGAGCTGAGTAGTCAGCAGTCTCCTTGGTGCTGAATGCAGTGTCATACGACTGTAGGACGTACTCAATATCTGGTAGGTCATCACTTTCCCAAGGAACCCACCACTCAGCCTTGAGGATACCACCACCCTTTGGAGATGGACGCTGTTGGAGCTGACCAGCAGCTGCGTAAGAGCCCAGAGAGCGTTCTAGGTCAGATACTGTCTTTTCATCCATACGTTCAGGCCAGAGAAGCTCACCCTCCTTAGTTCTTGGATCTGTAAAGCCTAGAGATGACCTGACTGGCGTAGGGTGACCTATTTCGTAGCGACTGGGCAACATAAGGTGATCCCAGTCGTTTCCTAGCTCTTGTGAGAGTATATGACCACATAAATCTTGCTCGTGGAGCCTCTGGGCAATGATAATGAATGCACCAGTCTTTGGATCGTTCAAACGTGTCTGCATTGTCTGATCCCACCACTCCATGACGGAAGTTCTCATAGCTGAAGACTGAGCGTCACTTGCTGATGAAGGGTCATCCACTAATACAAATTGACCACCATCACCAGTAGCTGCAGCACCAACTGAGGTCGCAATGCGGTAGCCAGTAGCAGAGTTCTCAAATCGACCTTTGGTATTTTGATCAGATGTCAAGGTAATATCTGGAAAGTGAGCCTGATACCAAGGGCTCTCGATCAGCCTACGGCACTTGGTGCTATCTCTGATCGACAGTGAGGCAGCGTAAGATGCATACATAAACTTCATGGACGGATCTCGTGTCCAAGCCCATGCTGGGAGTAATACAGCAGTCGAGAGGCTTTTCATGTGCCGTGGAGGTATATTGATGATCAGGCGTTTGATATCACCCTCAATCACAGCTTGGAGGTGCTCATTTATTGCGTCTATGTGCCAGTTGTTTAAGAACGGCACACCAGGCTCGATTGTATTCCAACTAGCTGCTGTGAATGCTGCCAATGATCTGCGGTATTGCTCCGCTTTCACCTTCTCCAGCGTCAGCCCTGCTAAATGCTGCTTCAATAGATTTGAGCTGTTCATCAGGTATCCTTGTTAAATCAATAACGTGGTTTGTTTCCACGGTTGCTGTGACTTCTTGCTTATCCACCCACCCTGCTCTGTTTTTGAGATAGAAAATAATCGCAGTATTATCACGCTCAACAGTGGCATTCTCGAACAGAGCATTGGTCACGGCATCAATGCCAAGAGCCTGTCCCCTTTTTATAGCTTCCGAAAATTCCGAATTTTCTGACTGATGAAGCATGAAAGTAGATGTATGAATGCCTAGCATTCCAGCACATTGTTCCTTCGTTAAACCCTTTGCCATAAGGAGTTCTGTCTTCTCAAGAACCTCTTCAGTAATCTCGAACTTGGGTCTACCGACTGGATTTTTTTTCTTTGCCATCTCTAACCTTTCTTGCAGTGGTAAGCTGTGTTTTTATTAATGTAATGCAGAATGCACAAAAAAGAAAGACCCACCTGAGTGGGTCTAGTTATCGAGACAGTATGTTTGGGATGCTTATCACATTGCGAGCATTATAACAACTCCAACGACAACAGCCACTGCGAATGCTATCCCTGCGAGTATTTCTTTTGTGAGGAAGATGATATTATCTGGTTTATCATCGTGAATGGTTATGTGACCTCTGAGGGAGATTGCAATGTGTTCACCTTTTTGCACTGGGGTTTCACCAGCTTGAGTATGTACAAATAGGTTTGGACTTCCCAGTCTTTTGCTAGAGTTATCCTGCACCCACTTTGGCATATCTTGTTTTTCTTCAAAGCCTTTAAATTTCCAAGATTTAAGTATCATAATTTATTCCTTTTTAATTACATAATCATTGCGACTATTATTGTTCCAGCTATGAAGCCGATCAGTGCTATTGCCATTTCTTATTCCTCCTCTTCAAAGATTGAATTACCTACATCGATTGGCAATTCTATTGTTGATATTCTGAAGTCACAAGACGGACACACTCTCCTTCTTTTGACTGTTGGAAACCCATAGACGGTGTGTGGTCTTGAGTCTTTAGCCTGTAGTTTTTTCTTACAGTCTGGGCAGTGAGTTACAGCGAGGGTCATGATGCTTCCTCACGATAAATAATTTTCTGGACGCTTTGTTTAATTCCCTGCCAGCCTGTCTTGGCGATAGCTACGGCAGTAGCAGCTTGAGCTTTAGTAGCTTTGATTTCCCATTCATCAGCTGCAAACTCAACGGTAGCATCGAATGCTCGACTCCAAGATGCTGATCCCTCAAAAGAAATCAAAGCTGCCTCTGCCATCTGTTGGATTTCCCATTCACTCATATATGCGGTTTTCATTTCGTATTCCTTTCTAAAAGTTAATTATTTCTTTGCTTCCCACTCAGTAAGCAAATGACCTCCAGCCAGTTCATCTTTTGTAAAGATAAAGTTACCAAACTGACCACTGAAGCTATAGTTTGGGTTTATCTTCTTGGCTTTGTTTTGTGCCAATCTGCGTGTATCTGCTTCAACAGCACATGATATGTAAAGGTTACGCTCTGGATAATCTCCATGTCCATGCTCTGGTGTGTTGCTATTTTTGTAAGTTGTCGATGTAATGTAATACATTTTGGTAATGTGTGGCTCTGCAACTTTCTTTGGAGCTTTAACTTTAACTGCTGTCCACTCGCTACCCATACCACGAACTTGATTGCCCCATATGCTTGCAGCTTCTAAACACGCACCACGCCTTGTTCCAGCTTGGAATGTTCCAGTTAGTTCAGTTGCGATATGTGTTACTTCAAAATATGCCATTTTTTCGTCCTTTCTGAATAGTGGGGAGCCGTAGCTCCCCTGATTGATTACAACGTAGCCCAAGTATCACCTTGGTGACGTTTGAAATCTTTGTCCCAAACATCGTTTTGAATGTCTGAAAATTCTTCTGGTGTAACAGTTCCTCTAATACATTTATAAAATGAAAGTTCTTTTACGTCAGTTAATTCTTGTACTTCGCTATTTTGATAATTTACAAACTTTTTAGTAGCTTCATCACAAGAAGTAGCATTAACTATTTTAAATAAATTTAACTGGTCATCAGCATCCCAGCGATAAATAAATGTATAATCTGATTTGATATTTTTGTAAGTAGCCATTTTTTCGTCCTTTCTAAAAACTATATACATTATATAGCTACTATATACAGTAGTATCAACCCCTAATATCAATAAAAGATAAAAAAGATTTTAAGCCAGATTGAGCTTAACTGGGAGATACCAGCCTTTCCTCCGATCTCTCTCACCTTCATCGAAGTTTCTTTCCCAACGTAGGACGTTCACTTCTTCGCTTTCTTCAGCAGCTATCATGCAAGCCACCATGACTGCGACTGGATCTCCACCTCCAGCCCAGAG